CGTCAAGGACTACGAGGAAAGCGAACGGGTCGCGGCGCGCATCAGTGCGGCGCTGGCCATGTACATCAAGAAGGGGGCGCCGGAAGACTTTGTGCCGGCGCCGGCGGGCGAAACTCGGCCTGAGCGCACGTTCCCCATCGCGCCGGGCATCGTGGTTGACACGCTGTTGCCCGGAGAAGACGTCGGGATGATCGAAAGCAACCGGCCCAACACCTTTCTGGAGGGCTTTCGCAACAGCCAGCTTAAGGCGGTCGCGGCCGGTACGCGGGGCACGTTCTCCAGCGTGGCGCGTAGCTATGACGGCACCTACTCGGCGCAGCGTCAGGAACTGGTCGAGGGGCAGTTGGGTTACGACCTGCTGCAGCACGAATTTATCGACTACTGGTGCCGCCCGGTTTATCGCGCGTGGCTGCGCATGGCGATCATGAGCGGCCAACTGGTGGTGCCGCCGGACGTCGATCCACGCTCGGTCTACGGCGCGGTTTATCAAGGCCCGGTGATGCCGTGGATCAATCCGGTGCATGAGGCCACGGCCTGGAACCTGCTGGTTGAGTCCGGTTTTGCCGACGAGGCCGAGGTGGCCCGCTCGCGTCAGCGTAACCCTTCAGAACTCAAGGCTTCGCGCATCGCTGAGGTGGCCGCGAACCGTGAGGACGGGCTGGTGTTCAGCTCGGACTACTTCCACAAAATCTACGGGAAGAATCAGCCCAATGATGACGAAAAGAAACGAGCCGCTGATGCGGCCACAGGGCTCGACCCAAGCCAAGGTTGAGCCGGGCGGGTCGCAAAGTTGGTATCAGATCCGTGCGGCCGCCTCTGGTGGTGTCGTTGACCTGATGCTGTACGGCGATATCGGCGCGTGGGGCATTTCAGCCGCGCAATTTGCCCGGGATCTGAAAGCCCTCGGTGACGTGTCACAGATCAACCTTCACGTTCACTCCCCCGGCGGGGACGTGTTCGAAGGCATGGCCATTTACAACCTGCTGAAGAACCACCCGGCCCGGGTGGAAGGCACGGTCGACGGTCTGGCCGCGTCGATGGGCAGTGTGGTGCTGATGGCCTCGGACGTGATCCGCATCCCATCCAACGCGATGATCATGGTGCACAAACCGTGGGGCATTCAGGGCGGTGACGCCGAGGAAATGCGCCGTTATGCCGACCTGATCGATCAGGTCGAGGACTCACTGGTGGCGGCCTACACCGGCAAGACCGGTTTGTCGGTGGACGAGATCAAGGCCTTGCTCGCGGCCGAAACCTGGATGACCGGCGCCGAGGCGGTCGAGCGGGGGTTCGCTGACGAGCTGGTCGAGTCGTTGGACACCTTCGCCAAACTTAATTCACAACGTATGCAGGACTTCCAGAAAATGCCAGCAGCTCTCAAACCCCTGTTCGACCCGCGCGGTTCGGTGACTCCGCCGGCGCCAAACCAGCCACCGGCGCCTAACGCGCTGACCCCTGATCAAATCATGGCGCAGGGCGCAGTGGCCGAAGCGGCACGCCGCACCGCGATCAACGCGGCCTTTGCCCCGTTCGCGGCCGGCGGTGTGCATAACGATCTACTCAATACCTGCCTGAATGATCTGTCCTGCACCGTGGAAAGCGCCAATGCCAAGCTGCTGGCTGCCATCGGTGCGCAGACCACCCCGACCAACAGCACTCGGCATCAGGGCCATATCACCAACGGCAATCTCGTCGGCGACTCCGTGCGCGCCTCGCTGTACGGTCGCCTGCAACTGGAAGACAACCAGGCGGACAACGCTTACAACCACATGACCCTGCGCGAACTAGCCCGGGCGTCTCTGGCAGATCGCAACATTGGCGTGGCAACCCTGCGCCCGATGGACATGGTCGGTCTGGCGTTTACCCACGATGCCAGCGACTTCGGCAACATCCTGCTCGATGCCTCGCATCGCTCGCTGCTGGCCGGCTGGGAAGATGCCGAGGAAACCTATCACCTGTGGACGCGCCAAGGCCGCTTGAGCGACTTTAAGGTGGCCAACCGTGTCGGTCTGGGTTCGTTCTCGACCTTGCGCGAAGTGCGTCCGGGGGCTGAATACAAGTACATCACCCTCGGCGACACGGGCGAAACGATCCGTCTGGCGACCTACGGCGAAATCTTCAGCATCAACCGTCAAGCGATCATCAACGACGACCTCGACGTTCTGAGCGCCGTTCCGCGCCTGATGGGCGCCGCTGCCCGTGCGACCATCGGTGATCTGGTGTACGACACCCTGATCAATAACGGCAAGATGAAGGACGGCAAGCCGCTGTTCGACGCCTCGCGCAAAAACCTGTTCACCGGTGCCAACTCGGCGCTGTCGATTGCAGCGATGAGCGCGGCCAAAACCGCCATGGCGTTGCAGAAGGGCAAGCCGGCCAAGGAAGGCGAGAAAACCCGTACGCTGAACGTGCGTCCCGCGTTCCTGCTGTGCCCGGTGGCGCTGGAAGATCAGGCCAATCAGTTGATCCGCTCGACGTCGGTGCCGACCGCCCAGGTTAACGCCGGGGTGGTAAACCCGATTCAGAACTTCGCCCAGGTGATCGGCGAGCCGCGTCTGGACGACAATTCGTCGACGGCCTGGTATCTGGCCGCCAAGCAAGGCGCGGACACCATCGAAGTGGCGTATCTGGACGGTGTCGACGTGCCGTACATCGACCAGATGGAAGGCTTCACCAGCGACGGTATCGCCACCAAGGTGCGGATCGACGCCGGCGTCTCCGCGCTCGATGCGCGCGGCCTGAACAAGTCCGCCGGCGCTTAACGCGGCACCCACCCCAATAGCCCCGCCAAGTGCGGGGTTTGTTGTTTCTGGATAGGAGAAAATGGCCATGGCCACGAATCATGTAAGCAGTGGTGAAACCGTTACGCTGCCGGCCCCCACCGGCGGATCTGCCGCCGGCATTCCGCAGGTGATCAACGATCTGGCGGTGATCCCGCTAAGTTCGGGCCCCAAGGGTACGATCATCGTTTACCGCCTCTGCGGCGTCTGGAACGTCCCGGCGGATGCGTCGCTGAAAGCCGGCATGAAAGCCAGCGTCAAAGCGGGCACCCTGGTGCCGGCCGGCACCGCTGACTCGTTCCCGTTCGGCAAGATGCAGTCTGATGCCGTCGGTGGTTATGCCGACGTGCTGATTGTTCAGTAATGCCGGTCGCTCGTTTTCGGGCCTTGGCTGATCGCACCGACGCGCTGCTGGTCGCGCGTCTGGGCGATCCGGCGATTCTGGCCGATGGCCGCACGGTGTACGGCGATTTTGTCTCGCCCTTCGTCGGCGCCGACATTGGCGGCAAGAGTGGTGCCATGAAGCTGGGGGCGACGGTCAATGCCGACGCGGTGTTAGAGCCCGGTTTGACCGTGCGAACGATCGACGTTCCAGATAGCAAAAAAGGCGACTTTGTGACCATCGACCTGCCGAAACATCTGGGCGGTGGCCGTTACAAGGTCGTCCGTCTGGAGTCGGATGGCGCGGGCATGGTCAAGCTGGTGATGGGGGTAAGCAGTGAGCGAACTGACGACATTACATGAGGCCATCACGCGCACGGTGAAGGCGGCCATGCCGAAGGTCCTGCACGTCGAAGAGTTTCCCGAGCTTGGGGACGAAGTCGAAGTGCCGGCGCTGCTGTATGGGCTGACGGACCTAACCTTGGGCGAGGATCGGGGGACGGGGCAGACGGCGCTGATCGGCCGGTTTCAGTCCTGCATTCTGATCGATGCCACGCGACCCAAGGCGTCGTTGCAGGCGGCGATTCTGGCGGCGCAGATGGTCGTGGTGCTGCGTTACCAGATGTGGGATCTGGAGTTTGTCGTGGGGCCGCCTGAAAACGTCCACGCACAGCCCGAGGAGTCGCACCTTGAGCAGTTCGTCATGTGGTCGGTGCAGTGGACGCAGGCGTTTGAAATCGGAACGCTCGAATGGCCATGGCCGGACGAGCCGCCGGGAACGTTGAAGTTTGGTTTCAACGATGATCCGGCCTCGGAGTTTTTCACGCCGGAGGAACTGCCATGAGCGGTCTGGCGCTGGCCGAGCATGACCGCATGATCGCGGCCATGCTGATGCCGTGCGTGGTGGTCGGGGTGGATCTGGCGGCGCCGGCGGTGAAGGTGTCCAACGGCGAGTGGACCAGTACCTGGGTGCGCTGGCACAGCCTCGCCGCCGGCAAGGCCCGCCACTGGCGCGCGCCGAGCCTTGGCGAGCAGGGGGTGTTGTTCAACCCCAGCGGCCAAGCGGGCATGGGCACCTTCGTTCCGGGGCTGTACGGCAATGCCGGCGCCCAGCCGGACAACCGCGACCACGTCGAGGTCTGGGATTTCGAGGATGGTGCGCGGCTGGTCTACGACTGGCAGGCCCATAGCTACAACATCACGCTGCCCACCGGCACGGTGACCATCAAGGTCGGCGGCACGGAGGTCGTCGTGACGGATGACGCGGTGCGGGTGAAGTCGGGAACGATCGACCTTGAGGGTACTGTGAACATCAAAGGCCCGGTCAATATCGACGGGCCGTTACGCGTAACGGGCAACATCGACGCCACCGGCAACATTCTGGCCGCCGGCAACAGCGACAACCACCACTCGCATTAATCACATCAACCATCCAGCCCGCCGCGTGCGGGCTTTTTTGTGCCCGGAGAAACCCATGGCCAAAGCAACCGCTAAATCCGATGGCGATCAATCGCCGGCGGCGAATCTGTTGAAGTTTCGCGACACCGTTTTCACCTCACGCACCCTGTGCATTCCTGGCACTGAGCGCACGCTGCCGGTGGTCAAGGCCACGGTCGAGGTGGAGGCCGACGACGCGCAGGCGTTGGCCTTTCTGCAAGGCAACACCGAATTCGTCGCCCTGGAGTAACCCGCAATGATCGGAATGGATCGCCACACCGGGCAACCCATTTCCGGCATCCAGCACCTGCTCCAGTCCCTGCAGGTGATTCTCAGCACGCCGCTCGGCTCGCGCCGTGAGCGCCCGGAGTTCGGCAGCAAATTGCGCAGTTACGTGGACTTGCCGGTTAACGAAGGCTGGAAAAGCGCGGTGCAGGCCGAAGCCGCGCGCGTGATCGAGCGTTGGGAGCCTCGGGTAAAGCTCAAGAGCGTGCGCGTGGTGTCGGTGCTGGGCGGGAAAATCAATTTCACCATTGCCGGCGAATACGAAGGCGATAGCTTCACGGGCGAGGTGAGCGCATGAGTATTGTGGATCTGTCGGCGCTGCCGGCGCCTGATGTCTTGGAGCCGCTGGACTTCGAAGCCACTTTCCAAGAGGGTTTGAGCGTCTTTCGGGCTGGCATGGGGGACAACTGGACGGCCAACCTGGAGAGTGATCCGGTGGTCATGCAGTTGGAAG